CATCGGCACATCTGCGGTATCCGCATTGAAGTCGATCTGCGCTTTCTTTACGGAGAAGCCCAGGTCATAAAACGCTGCTTCTGCGTAGACAGAAGTGATGGCGGTTCCCTGTTCATTCTTCTCATCCGTTACCGTCCGGATGCGGTAGAAATCATCGCCGACCTGAATCTGTTTTTCGTTTTCGATATATTGCCGTTTCTCATCCCGGAAGGGAAGATTGAATTCCACAGTGTCGATGCCGTTGATCTCACCGGTAATAATGATGTCATAAGCGTTTTCGAGCACTGCTTCCTGATTCCCGTCCTTATCGAGGACGACAAGCTGTTTATCATTTTCCATGTGTTACCTCCATCGACTGCGTGCATTGATGGTGAGCTTCCGGAAAGCAGATTCTCCCGGTGTGGAAAGCCTGATGCTTTTGAGGGTCGGTGTTTTTGAGGTATCCGTTGTGGCAAGGGTAGCCCGGAAACGGATATACTTCGCCGGAGCGGATTTTATGGTGCCGTCTGATCCAAGAGGGGTCCATTCGCCCCAGGTCGAGAGATCTTCCGATGTCGCTGTCTCAATAGTGATACTCGTACCGGCGGGAAGATCCGCATCCAGTTCTGCATAGCAGGTTCCTTCAACGCCGTAGGAAACGGCGGCGGTAGTAAGAACTCCGCTTGCCGGGTAGGAGGAGTCTGCGGCCTTGAGTGAAACCTTACCCAAGGTGGTAAGACCGTCCACAGATTCGTCTGAATCTGCTGCATTTGCCGAGAGGGATTCCTTAAACCAGGTGGCGACGTCATCCGCAGTAAGGCTGGAATGACAATCGAGGAACCAGTCGTCGAAGCTTCCCGCATACCAGTAGGAGTCTGCATGCATACCAAAGATCAGGTCTGCCGTGCAGGAATGGTTCAGCGTTCCCGTGAACGTAAGCAGATCGGAGAGATACACGTCGCCGGTTTCCCGATGCCCGACGATATACTGTGCAGTCTTCGCATCCGGTTTGATCAGGCAGACGATGAAATACCAGTTGTTATTCTCCAAAGAGAATGGTGGCTTCACAGACTGGTCGAGGATCAGCGTCCCGGAAGAATCGTAGAGCATAATTCTCGGTTTACCGGACAGAAGCGACAGATAGAAAATCGGCTGTCCGGGACCATACCGCGTATTCAAAAGCGGGCAGAAGGTATTTCCAACAGAGTAGGTGGTCGGCATGAACCAGCCGCCGACGGCGATGGTCGCGCCGAGGCTGGAGAAAATCGTGCCGTCGTTTGTTACCTTGAGGTAGGTTTTCTCGCTTGCCGGATTATTGGTGTTCATGCGGAAATAGCGGCCCAGGTGTCCGGCTTTTGAGGTTGCCGTTGTGCCGCTCCATCCGCTGATGAAGGCCTTTCGATTTTTCCCAGAGGAATCCGCAAGGCAGGTATCGCCATCGGGGTTGACCTCATTGAATCGCCAAAGACCATCTGGCCCCCATGATGCTGGAACCTGTCCGGTGAATACATCCTGCGAGTTCAGCTGGCCGATGACTTTTGCAGTCGTTGATTCCGCATCCACATCGATAGTATTATCTCCGGGTTTCAGGATCGGAAAGTTCATACTGGTAAGGAGCGGTAGGCCATTGCGGAGTGTGTTCCCGGATGCATCCGTAACCTTGGCGGTCATCAGGGCAGAGTCAATTACGAGGATCTCGTCTTTGTCCAGCTTTCCGGTGACTTCGAGCTTCTTTCCATTTGTCGTTACTACGGCGCTTTTTCCTTTCGGGAGGTCGGCAGAAAAGAAGTAGGTCGGAAGAGAGTCGGCATTGCCAAGATTCCGCTTCACAGTAACCGTCCCCGGTGCTGTGAATTCATAGGATTCATCCTTCTCTGCATAGGCGTATGGGTCCGGGCAGAGAAAGGTGAGATCAAAGGTGCAGGAATTCCGCACGGCTTTATCGAAGGAGAAGCCGCCATCAAGACGTGCTTTGTAGACGCGGCCCGGTTCCTTATCGAGGATAAGTTCGCAAAGTCCGATATCCGGATTTAGCCATGCGATGATCTCATCTTTCCGGGCAAGGAAATCCTCATCACTTTTCCCCGGAGGAATGAAGCAGGAGATTTCGATCTTTCGTTCTCCGCCGGTTTCTCCGAAGTCGAAGAGGCCTTCGCGCCCCGGAACGGTAATCGTGTTATTGGTGAAATCCGGCATCCGGTTTTCTTTTGTCATTCGGGTGGCAAGACCAAAGCTCTGGCTGGTCCGCCCATTGAATTTAAATCCCATTTAGATCACCGTTCCTTTCGCCCGGCGGCTTCCAACCAGTAGGCTATTGAGCTGCTGGGAGATCTTTCGGATATCGTCGTCACTCCGGACACTCATGGTTTCGATGTTGATGAGCGGACCATTGTAGGCAGTACCGGAGTCGCCGACAGCATCTTTGATCATGCTCTTCAGACTGTTTACGCCGACAACGGCTTCATCGCCTGCTTCTCCGCCACCGAGGAGTGTTCCGTTCGACTGGCCGAAGATTGTCGCGTCCTTTAAGATCATGCCGCCTTCCATTGCCTTCTTATACCAGGAGACAGAGAAATGCGGGATGCTGGGCGGGTTCAGGCCAAACTTACCGGATACCGAGAAGTGGGGCAGCTTGATCTTCGGAAGTTCCCAATGGAAGTTAAATACGTTCTTCAGTTTCCCGACGATGCCGGAAACAAAGTTCCAGATGCCATTGAATACGGAAGAGAAGGTACCTTTGATTCCATTCAGGATTCCGGAGATCGTGCTCTTAATGGCATTGAAGGCTCCGGTGATACCACTTTTCATTGCGTTTACAACGGACATTACCGCGGACTGGATGCCATTCCAGATCGAGGTCACCACGGACTTTACCCCGTTAAATACCGTGGATGTGACAGTCTTGATGGCATTCCATCCGGCAGTTACAACGCTTCCGATAGCTGTCACAACGGTGGTGATCACAGTTTTGATCGCATTCCAGATGGTTGTGACAACGGCCTGAATCGCAGTCAGCACCGTGGTGATGACTGTCTTATAGATATTGAAGTAGGTCGTTAAGAACGCCTTGATTCCATTCCAGACCGTCTGGATCACAGAGCTGATGGCATTCATTACCGTTGTAACGACGGACTGAATGCTGGACCATGCGCTGGAGAGAAACGAGCTGATCCCATTCACGGCGCTGGTAAAGACCGACGTGATTGCGCTCCAGATCGTGGTGAAGAAATCTTTTAAAGCGTTGAATACCGTGACGGCCACGTTCTTGATGTCGTCCCAGAGCTTGATCCAGAAGTTTCGGAAACTCTCACAGTTGTTCCAAAGATAAATGAATGCCGCGACAAGAGCCGTGATTGCAACAATCACGAGGCCGATCGGGTTCGCCGCCATCGTGGCATTGAGCGCCGTCATCACGGTTTTTACCGTAGTGATTGCCGAGGTGATTTTTTGAATGACCGTAAGAATCGTTCCGACGGAGGTGATCAGTTTCCCAATCACAATCAGGACAGGGCCAATGGCGGCGGCTACCAGTGCAATCTTTACGATGGTTTCCTGCACCGGGCCGGGAATTTGATTCCACACATCTGCAAATTTCTGAAGTGCGGCAGAGATATCCTGCAATACTGGTGCCAGAACAGTCGCGAGGGAATTTCCGATATCGGCCCCGACAATCTTTAAGGAGTTCAGCGTCATCTGGAACTGGTCAATGGGATCGAGGGTTTCATTGAAGGTGTTATCCACACTTCCTGCGAAATCCCCGAGTGTCCCAGAGAGATCATCGAGATTCAGCTTCCCGGTTTTCACCGCGTTATAGATTGCGGCACCGGCCTTGCTTCCGAACAGGTCATAGGCAGCGGAGAGTTTATCAGTATCGGAGGCATTGGAATTCATCGTCTTCGAGAATCCCTTTAGGGCATCATCGAGAGACATTCCGTCGTCTGCCGCATTCTTCATGGCTTTCTTGAGACCTGCCATTGCGGTCGAGGTATCAAGACCGGACATTTCCACCATGCCCATGAAGCCGGAGGCCTGCTGGGCATTTAAGCCCATCTCTTTAAACTGGACCGCATTCTGCGACAGATCATTTGCCAGCGTATCCATCGAAATGCCGGTTGCCTGACCTGTTGCATTCAGGGCATCGAGAAGATCCCCCGCATCGTCTGTAGATTGACCGAAGGCATTCAGAACAGAAGATACGTTATCAACGGAGATTGAAACGTCCGTATCGTTCAAAGAAGCAAACTTGATAAACTTCCCGGAAAGGTCCTCAAGGGCCTGCCCGGTCAAACCGAACCTGGTGTTCACTTCACCGACAGCAGCACCGGCGGTTTCAAAGTCGGTCGGAATCGTTGTTGCGAGATTCTTCACGCTTTGCTGCATGCCTTCGAGAGACTTCCCAGTTGCTCCGGTTTTCTGCTCGACAATGTCGAGACCATTATCTACCGCAGTAAATGCCGCAAGAGAAGCGGTTCCGATGGCGGCGATGGGAGCAGTGACGCCCTTGGAGAGGGATTCACCGACGCCGCTGATCTTGCCGCCGACCTCCTGCATCTTGGAACCGGTTTCCTTTAAGGTCGCCGCGATGGAGGAGTCCGTGTTCTTGGCTTCCTTTTCGAGATTCTTCAGTTCGTTTTCTGTCTCGATGATTTCCCGCTGCCAGGCATCGTACTGCTCCTGGGTGACGGAGCCATTCTTCAGGCCTTCATCCATTT